CCATTCCTTCGCCTCATCGTTTTCGTTTAAACTTGTTTCTTTAAACCTTAGTGTGAACCATCTATTGGCAGATGATGTCAACATACCATGCAGAGATGCTGCCAAAAGCTCTAGTGCGTGAACTGCGGTTGCATCAAAAATTAGCGTATTACGCTTGTCGCCTCTTGCTCGTTCTTTTGTGATCTCTGCTTTTCTAGGTAACATTAAGTCGGATACTTCTTGCCAATGGCTTTCCCAGTTGGATCGTTTCTCCATTAACCTAGATAGGTTGTCTTTTAGCTGTTTAGCCAAAACTCTAAATTCTTGTGCTTGCATATTATCCTAATAGGACTTTTTTACTTAAAGTCGCTTTAGTGTTATCTCCAGTAACTGAAGTTAAAATTGTTTTTGTTTTTCTGCCTCTTTTTCTGGCAAGAGCTAATTCTTCTGTTGTCAAATTAGAATTATCCATTTCAATATCAGTTGGTCCTTGAGCTGAAATTAAATCAGATTTAACTAAAGAGTTATCCATTTGACTTTTAACTTTTGGTTGTTCAATAGATTTACCAGTCCTTGCATCGCTTGGACCATCATTATTTCTATCACCAAAACCATTAACAGAACTTTTACTTTTTGATCCTTGATAGTCTGAAGTTCCTATTGCAACATTGTTAGCTTTATTAGTTTTATAATTTTCTTTTGCTTTGCCAACTCCAGCTGCTATTCCTCTAACAACCATTCCTGTAACTCCACCTTTAGAAATAAAATCTACTATACCACCTTGACCTCTTGTCTTGGTTACTGTTGATCTTTTTTTAGCAGGAGCATCTGAACTTCCACTATTACCACTTGGACTATAACCACCCATCTATTATCCTAATAAAGTTTTCTTATTAATGTTAGCATCTTCAATCTCATTCAAGCCTGTGCCTGTAAGTATTGTTGATCTTCTACCTTTTCTTTTTCTTTCAGAGGCTAGTAGTTCTGCTTCAGCAGCAGCATCTCTTTCTGCATCTTCATAAGCTGGAACATCAACTGGTTCTGGCATAATGATTGCAGGTGGAGCTGGAATTTTTGGTTTAAATATTGAACCCATAATTATAGTACCTTGTAATTTGTGTCTGTTGTTATTTGTCTTTGTGTTTGATTAAATTTAGTTTCTTGTATTCCTGTTGCTAGAACTCTTAAAGAATCCGCCATGTGGCTTGACCAATCATGGACTGGTTTTATTTTGTAAGTTCTTTCTTTATCTGAAAACTTACGATGATAGTGTCTTAAAGCATTTATTAATTTTGAGCAGTTATCGACATCAATTAAACATCTTGGTAGCAACATTTTTACCGCATGTATTCCATCTTCTACTAAAATTTTTGGAGCAGTTTTAAAACGTAACCCCATTTGATACGCAACTTCTCTTCTAGTTTTACCAGTAGAAAATTCTGTTTGTTCTAAATCATGTGGTCCATAGTTTTGACCAATGACATAATCTTTTTCTTTTATAACTTGAGCATAATGTGGAAATGCCTCATTAGTGTTTTCATAGCAATCAACAATATGGATCATGTGTCCAATCTGTTGAAAAAATATTAAACTGGTGGCATCGTTGTAGCCAAGATCCCAGGCAATATTTACCTGATAACTTGGATCTATTGGAACTCTTGTAATCTGCTTTTTGTCCTCCAAAGAGGCAATAATATCGCCATAAATTGAACCTTGTATATTGCCGATAAATGAACATTCAAATTCTTGAGAATATTTTTGAGCACCCATCACAGCTAAAGCTGCTGCTAATTCATCATCATCAACTATCTTTGTTTCACTAGCTTTTGCTACATAGAGAAACCAATTAGGATCACCTTGTGCTTTTTGATAATAATCATAAAAAAGATTTGCCATACCTTTTGGTGTTCCAACCAAAATCATAAAACCTTTTCTATCAGAAAGTGCTGGAGTTATAACTTCTGAAAGCAGCTCACTATTAATTTGAGCGGTCTCGTCAATTATGACGCCATTTAAGTAGATTCCACGGATCGAATCTGGATTCTCACTAGACAATAAAGTTATCCTAGATCCATTTATAAAATCAGCTCTTAACTCTGTCTGATTATATTTCATTCCTGGAATATTTTTTGTAAAATAAACTAGGTAATCAAAAGCAATTTTTTTGGCTTGAGAATAAGTTGGTGCTATGTACGCAAATCTTGGTTGATGATCTTTACAGGTCATACAACTTTTTATAAGATGGTTAATACATAAAACTGTTTTTCCGAATCTTCTGTGGCAGCAAAGCAAACTGTATCTAAACTTATCTAAATTCTCATGGATGTAAGCTTGAGCCTTCCTAGGCTTATAAGGTATTATAACTTGCATTAGTGAAAAGTAGGAGCACCTTCTTGATACCAATACTTCATCTTAATTTTAGCAAATACAAAATCCGCAAACTCTTTAATATCTTTTTGTTCTTCAAAACCATCAAAGCTAACTACAAGCTCATTGTTATAAGTTGAAAAGCTACTTGCTGATATGTTTCTGAATTTATTTTTAGTTAGTTTGTTCATGTGTTTGTGCCTGTGCTTGATCGATGAATATATACGTATAAGTACCCAGTCCGAATTTGTGGTGTAGTGCCTTTTCCAGCAAACTTAATTTTGTTTTCCAGGAGAAATCAGTTATTTATTTTGGTTACAAGATAGTGAGTCCTGTACTCTATCTAATAAAATCAAAGAGAGTAGTCGGTACGGTACTAAGATTGGTACTGGTTAGATTTAATTATACAACTTAGCCTAACCTCATGACGCAAGGCTTAACTTTGTTTGTTCTCTGTAATACCTATCTCTTCAACAGTCTTAATCTCATGATCGAAAGTCTTATCATCGCTGTTATCATTAGTGCTCCACTTAATCTCAATAGTCGTATCAGTCTTAACTTCTTGTCGATCACCATAAACTGGAATTAGTTTGGATGCTAACCACTTGGCTAATCCAACCTTCTCTCTAACAATCATGATGTTACGATTGTCAGCATGTTCCAACTCATCCATGGCTTTCTCAATATATGATTGAGCACCGATGCGTCTAGCATCCTGAATGCTGTTGGCAAATTCTTTGTGTTTGGCAATCCAGTTGTAAATTTTAGTTAATGAAGGCATATCTTTTTCTTTAGCAATTCTGCTCAAAGGAATACCAATCATTAATTCATGACAGATCTTTTTCGTTATTTTGTCGTTTAATACTAGCTCTTTGCTCATTGTATTTAATTATGTTTTTGGCTGAATTTAATTTACCTTCTTTAGTCTTTGGTCCAGAACTATATCCCCCATGTACTTTGCAACGAATGCTTCCATTCTTACAAACTATTCCTGGAGCTCTGCAAGGTCTCTTTCCTTGTTTCGTTAATGTATCGCAAGGTAGTTTGAATTTCATTGTTACTAAAATCTGTATGAAGAAAAAAAAAGAGAAAAAAAATATGAATTAAAACAGTTTATATTATTCTGTTTTTAAAGCAGTTACTTTTATTATACAGCTGCTAGATAACTTTTCAATTATTATTTTATCCTATGTGGATTATTTATTTTTTTTATATGAGGATATATAAATTAGTTAAACTTTTTGTCGAAGATGTCAATACTTGTTACAATAACTTTATTTGATAGCTTATCCAATACTGTATCATACATTCGTTTAACAGTTGTTCGATGAAAACCAAAATACTTTCCTATACTGGTCCACTTGCTCCTGTTTGCTTTCATCCAATAAATCTTTCTCATGAGTAAAGGATCATCCGTTACATCTGTTTCAATCATTAACAATAGATCTATTGCTGTATCATAATTGGTCAGTTGCCTTGGAGTGGCTCTTAATTTTAATTTAGTCTCAACGTAGTAACCCCAATCCTTTTTATTATAATAAGTTTCAAGAGCCTGGTACATACTAGGACATCTATTATTATTTGGCTTGGTAAGAAATCTCTCACAGATAGCAGCATCTTCCAGAATATTAACAATATTCCTTCTCACCTTGAGATAGATATTTAGATCATGCTCTATTTTTGATAACTTCATCTAATTTCCATGGATACATTAATTGACTTTTTTTAATCTTTTTAAGTTCTACTGTTGGCAAATCTTCCAGCTGGTCATAGAGCTCATGCTGGTCCAATGTTGGATATAAGTAATCTGTTTTTAATTCTTTTGAATGTACTTCCTGGAAGTGCTTTCCTAATGTTTTAAATCCTATGTTTGAAAACTTTTTAAATCCTATACTCTCAAGAAAATGTTTGTGAGATGGCATATCAAATGAAATCCATTTGTCTTGCTTCATTGAAATTAAAGGTAAATCATTAACTTTGACTGTAGTTAATTTAATTAAAATCTCTTCTACTTCTGTTTTAGTTAATTGAAACAATCCAGCTATATCGACAATTCTTATATAGGCAGATCTTTTAGTTACATTATAGTTTGAGCAACAATATTGATAAACTCTAAACTCTTTATCATTTAGAGCTGCTGTAATTATATTAGGATCCGCTATGTAAAATTTTGACATA